ACCCGTATCTCTACCAGAGCCTGACATTTCTGGCTCATTAAATGCTGTCCCTATTTTATGCAGGAACTTAATCATTCCAACATTGTTGGCTATACCGTTCTCATTAACGAAAGCTTTTAGATCGTCATCAGCAAATCTATTAAAGGCACGTCTGGATAATGCAAGGTTTTTATCGTATTCTTGTGGCCCCCATTCCTTCTTAAGAGTAGTCTCCGCAGAGATACGGGCTTGTCCCAAGGCTGCATCACCATCAATCATAGCCCCATTTATCATATCAGTATAGAAGTCAACTGCTTTCTGGGCTTGGTTATTGGTAAATCCCTGATCGAATGCTTGATTTCTAAATTCTAGGATCTTTTGTTGATCCGAAGGATTAGTAGAAAAGCGTTCATCAATGACCAAATCATACTTCTCAGGAGATTCTGGTCGTCCTACCTTAGTAAAAAAGTCACTACGTTCTTCATCTGAAGAATCATCGGTAGGAACTTTAACTCTAGAACCTAACATTTCTTGCATAGAAAGATAGGAACTGCTTAATCCACCTACATCCTTAAACTTCTGTAGCGTTGCGTTTTCCTTAAGATCATCAGGCAAATAACGTGATTGCCAAGAATTATCTTCTGGTGGTGCTACTTCCTCTGTGATGAGATTATCGCTTGTCACGGTCGCATCTTCAGTCATAAGTTACTCCTCATATGTTGTTGTTTGTTGTACTGTTGGTTTAACTTCTTTAAATGCTTTAATTTGTGCTTTGATTCCTAACACTAATCCACGACCCCCTTCATTGAAGTACGTAGAGTAAGGATCATTTGGTACGGCTGATATCTGGTTAGAGTACATTTCGTCTAAAAATTCTAGAACACGTTCTCCATAAGCTCCAGAAAATGTTTTTACTATAGCTTCTCTAATCTCAACCAATTCTTCATTATAACGGGAACGCATCTGGGCCTCCTAGAGCTTTAACCATTGGAGCAGCTTTTCCAGCACCTTCAGCTACCTGAGATGCTTGCTGCATTTGTTCCTGCATTTTCATTTGTTCTTGTCTTGTAGCTCTTAATTGTGCTATTTCTTCCTGAGAACGCATTATTTGATTCGGCACAGCCATCCTTTCACCGATAATTTGTAAAGCTTCATCCATATTAATGAGGTCAAGCACGTCAGGCGAAAACGATGCCATATTGGCAGCAACCCCAAGCCATTGTTGAATACTTGTGACATCCTGTATCTTTTGATTCTTAGCCAACTGGCCCACATATGACACTTCGATTTCATCTATTCCCTCCAATGCTTTAGGAGTAGGCGGTAAAATACCAGACCTATTCATTATACCAAAGCTACGAATAATCAATGGTGTTAGAACCTCACTCTCAAACCTTGCTACTGTAGGGCCAAGTAGTTTTTGTATTTGTTCTCTAACCGTAGCAACCTCTTCAGCCGTCATGTTGAGTTTTTCTGGTAGAACCAATTGATCGGCTAAGAAGATACCTCTGATTGATTTTTTAAGTTCATTAGCTTTCAGAGAAGATAGATCGAATCTTCCTTCAAATCTCAGGAATTTAAATCTTTCTGGTTCCCTAGAGTAGTTAATGGCAGAAGGAGTCATTCTGAATGTACCAATGATACCTTGATCGGGTGCTATTAGGGGTGGGTGTACCGCAGTTGCTAATCCTTTAAGTTCTAGTTCACGTATTTTGTTAATTGTTTTGATATCTGGCATTGCTATATCAGCAGGACTTCTCCCCCATAACTCTCCTGATGATTTTTCAAATCTACCTATAACGTAAGGAAGTTCATCAAATCCACTTTCTCTTACCAATGTTCTAGAGTCTAGATGAATATCAAGGGCTGCGTATCGTTTATTAAGAGAGTCTTGCGAACCTGACTTGTAATCAGCTCTAGGCATTAAAGCACGAACAAACGTAAACTTTTCATGTGGCTTATCCTTGCAAGCCTTTTTCACCTTGTCGGGTAGTTTACGCATACCAAACATCTGTTTGGCTTGTCGTGCCGTAAATGTGTACTCCCAGAATACTGTATCAGGCTGTCCTCTTTTATCTTCTGCAAAACAAAACTGACCTGTAGGAATAGAAGTAAAGACTAGCCCACCAAATCCTTCACTATAGGCATCGTTCTCTTCTAATAGAATGTTGATTGTCCCAAAGGAAGTAAAATCTAAAAACGCTTCACCAATTGCTGTGTAAAAATTACTTTCGTGCATACCAAAAAACATCTTTTGGGTGACATCATGGAACCAACGCTTAACCTCTGGGTCTTTATTGAGTGGAGCTAATTCATGTCCTGATGGTATGCCCAACCCAAACCAAACTACAGATTGTGGGACAAGAGCATTTTGCATAGACATAGCCATCAAACGGCTTGCTTCTGGTGCAGAGGAATCAAATAATTTATTGGTATGGCGTTCAGCCCCAATAATAGTAGAGCTATCGACACCTTGTTTTCTGGGTCTTATATAATCTCTTACATCTCTAAAGAAAGGCTCCCATAGCATACGGTCTTCTTTTAGAACATCATATTGTCGAATAATATCTTGGACTGAATACCTATAAGCCATGTTATGCTCCTAGTAGCGTTTTTTTATCTGTGTCATCTCCAGCCCCACCTAATACTCCTTCTGGTCTTTTGATTGCTCTCTTACCTAACTTAATACGACCTTTTTGTATGGAAGGTACTGGATCTCTATTCGTAAAATATTTGCTTGTATTTGCTTTTACATCTTTTAAACTGATATCTTTATTGCTTGCATAACCAGAGAGTAGTTCGTTGGGTACTTTACCTTCACTAATCGCTCCATAGAAAGAACCCGTTGCGGATCTTCTCTTTACGTTCTCTGGGTTGTCATACATATAATCTACATAATCTTTAATGCCATCTACACGAAACTCTTCATCTCTAATATCTGTTAAACGCTTACGTTCCGCATCTTGTTTCCTTTGAATTGCAGCGTAATCAATTGTAGGTGCAGAAGAACGACCTCCACCAAACCAACTAGAAAACTTACCCATAGTGTTTACTCCATCTTAAGTGATAAAACAGGGCCATGTTCCACCAACCCAGACTTCTTCATTAAATTAATAAATAGTTGTTGTTCTTTTTCTTTCAGTCCAGCAGTCGCTGTTGCAAATATATGAGAGCAATCTTGTTCTTTAGCCCACTTTAATGCGTAAGCGACTAGATTTCGACTAGCATCTGTTCTTCTACCAGATAAAAATACAAAAAACTTTCCTATATAACAAAAGGGTCTGTCATGGTACTCTAAGCTTTTAGCTAATATCACATATCCTATTATTTCGTCATCCTTCTCAGCAACTGCAATAGCACAACCCTCATAGTAGATATGATTATAAATGTATTTAAAGGCATTCTCTTCGTTGTACACAAGTCCGTAGTCGCTTTCTTCATTAATTGCTTTCGTCAAATGTACTATTTCGCTGGCATCGTCAGGGAACGCTAATCGAACTGTACTGTTAGTAATCTTTTTCAAGACGATAGAAGTCCTTTTTCAGATTTATTACCCACAACTTTCTTCTTATAGAACAAACTGGGCTTATTGACCTCTTCTTCTGTCGTAGCACCTAGCCCTAACGCACCCCCATCATTAATAATGGTGTTTTCTCTGGTGTCAGTAGACGCTAATCGTGCCATCTTCCTTCTTTTCTCATCATCTAATTTTGCTTGTGTAACAGCAGCAGGCTCTGGTAGCTCAGTCTTCGGAGGCAAGTAGTCTGACTCCTTTGGTGCTGGCATCATCATAGGTGCTGGCATTGCAGGCATTGATCCTTTACCACCCATATCTATCTCCTAATTAAAAAACATCGTAATCTGCTACCGCACTTGATTGCATTTCCTTGACTGTTAAATATCCTGCTTCAAATCCTAGTGTGCAGGTTGATAAGGAATCAAACCCATGAGAAGCCCAGTTGTGCAACGGTCTATTCTTGTAACAACCGTTTTTATCGTCCCATTCTTTACGGTAATTTTTTAAACAAGTCAAGCCTCTACTACACTTGTTCTCATCAAAGTAAAACTGTGGGAATAAGTTCCTAACGCTTTCAATCTTATCCATCACGTCAGCAGGTCTTGGTACAGTTTCAAATATGAGTCCTTGCTCCCTTGCGAATTCTTTTCTAGTCTTGCCTATCGTAAAATCTCTGACCTCAATATCATGTGGTGCTAGATGTTTACCATAACTAAAGTCTTTTGTTTTTAATAGATTAATATAATGGGTCAGACCTTCATCTGAGTTTTCATAATAATCTATGAATCTAATCGTATCACGGTGTACTTGGAAAAACCAAATACAAGTTGTGTCGTTAATACCTAGATCCCAACATGTGTGTACCGCTAAACTTCTAATATAGGGTACAGTCGTTACTCTTTGGTCTTTATAAGCTAGTTGTAGGTGACGTGATAAGTAAGCTCCCTCAATACTCTGTTCAAATGCTTCTTTAGCAGTCGTTGGATACTCACGCTTAACATCATCACCTAGCTCTGCTACTTTTTTAGCATACCATGATTTCTGAGCTTTTGTAAACGTGCATCCTAGCTCCTCCTCCTGTTTTTTAAAGTAAGAAACAACATCAGGGGTCAGTTGGGCTGTGGTATCGAGCTTGTATGCTTTCTCTTTATACCAAGGAAAAAAGAAAAACCTATAATCCATTGTAGTGAGTTCTTTTTGTGAGATCCCTGCCAGTTCAGCGTCACGACACTTAGTAAAGAAGTCACCCTCATTCCCCATAGCGGTAGATTCTATTGCAAGGAGTGCATCTCTAGGCAGAGTTTCTATACTTCCTGTTCTTACCTCTCTTGCTTTCTCTGGTTCTTTAGCACATATCTTCCCATACTCTGTGATCAGTAATTGAGAGAGAGTACCAGACCTCATTGAAGTCGAAACACGAAAGGCAGATCCATTACTAAAGATCAAACGCTTCCCTTGTTCGCTATCTAGTGTAATTGTTTTATGGATGAGTTCTCTGAGTGCAGGAATGTCTTTAGCTACGTTGTCCCAGACATCTTTAACCTTAGTACGGAATATTTCTTCAGCGTTTTCTCTTGTATCAGCTATAATTCCTGCCTCTCTATTAGAGTTAAACAAACAATCATCTAAAAAGAGAACGGCAAAGAAGGTTGTAACCCCCAATTGCCGTGCTTTAAGTACTACAACTCTATTCCAGATATTGTTATATAGCTCACGTTGCGACCAATTCAGTCTAAAGGGTACTAACGCACTGCCTTCTTTCGGTCTTATATGATACAGATTGTTTAATCGCCAAGTGCGACTCTTAATTAGTTGTACTAGGTTCGTTTGTACTGTGTCCGTCTTTTTTGTCACTAGGTATCCTTGCGTTATAGTCAAAGCCTGATTTTTTATCTTGTATTTGTAACATAGCTTCAGCAATGGGGTTCATAGAGTTCTCTATACTGTGACTTTCGACTTGTATCTGTTTAACTTCTGGGTAAACAAGACGCATAACCTTCAACACTATGTCAGTCTTTACCTTTACAGGGGTATCTATATCTCTAAAGATAGCAATCGCTTCCTTTAAAGGTTCAAAGTTTAGTTTGTTGAGTACTTCGCCTACCATACGGTTCTTATTAATAGTATTCTTGGGCCTTCCCGGCCCCCCCATACCACCTTTAACAAACCGTTGCACCTTATTATCTTCTTCCATCTGGAGTTACCTTATCGTGTTGTTGTTTAGGGATCTCAATCCTATACCAAAATGACTTGTGCCGAATAAACTGCGGGCTACTCAGATCATATATTGAATAGCAGTGGTTGTCATCTGATTTAAATACCATCTCAGAACTAGTCCTTGGTTTAAATGAGCATGACACTGGGTTTGAATGATAACTCACCTCTAACCCAGACTCATGTCTTATCTGTATCTGTGTAGGTACTTCATTGACAGACCAATCGACCATCTTGTCAGGAGAGGGTACGATTAGCATAATCGTGATGATGATTTCATTCATTGCTTCGGTCTGTCCATACCCATCTTCCACGTTGCAGCACCACCAATACCTAACATACCCCATGCAGATTCAGAGAAACTATGAAACCCAAACATTTGACATGCCATCATAGCCATACCGACACCCATTAAGATATATGTTTTCTGACCTTGAAATCTTTTATCTACAAACCCTATAATCAACTCAACCATGTTGTCCTCCATATCATTAGTTAGTATTACACTCCGATAATCTTTTTACCAGATCGTTCTCAAATTGCAAGCGTTCTTCCATCCAGACAGCAGATACGGCATAGCCACCGTCATCTAATAATCTAATATCACCGTCTTTCAGAAGAACTACCTTTCCTGCGCAAGCGTTTAAAGATACTAGCAATACTATGGACATCACGATTTGCCAATGCTTCCTTGATATCCACTTCATTCGTTCTCCAACTGCGTTTGTGCTTTTCTTTGGATCGCCTGTTGATTGTTTCTCTAACAAATCCAAGTGCGTTTCCGATAAGACTCCACATAACGGCTCCAATTTATAGGGACAACTACTCAGTTGCTGGGGGATCATCCTTTTTGGTAATGTAAACCATGTAGTCAGGATCATTTTCTTTATCCTTAAATGTGTTAGTCATAACCAATAACTTAGTCTTATAGGTGAAGTTACCACTAAAATAATCATTACCATTCTTGTCTTTATTTTTCCAAAGACCCCCTATTGGTACTAGTTCACTCATTTCTACGTGCCTCCATATTTGATATAGTTTGAACACTCTTTTTAGGACGACCCACAGGTCGTTTAGTCGGTGGTGCATTAACCGCATAGTTGAATCCCTGTACCGCATCTTCCCAATTATCCATTCCTAAGTCATTAAATTCTGGTAGGTGTTTGTCATTCCAAACCAACATCATTAAATTAGCTAGTGCATGACCAATGTGATCTTCATCACGTTTGCCTTGCATGAAAAGATTAATGTGCCTTAAGGCGTGGTTTACATATACTGAATGTTTAAGTCCCTTCTTCCAATTATGATCTCCGTGGTTGACCGCCCCTTCATACATTGCTTTAGCAACGGCTTCGACACCTTCGGCTGGGACTAGATCGTATCGCACTCCTTGAACATCCGCACTTCTAGTGGCCCCTGTTTCGTATGTCTTTTTTTCGGACAAGATACCCCCTTCGATCAGTTTTTAATATATTGTTTTTGTTTTAATTTTGATATTATAAATCAATAATTAAACTATATTCAACGTAATAATGCTTTTTATTATTTTTCGATTATATCATGTTTTGAGATCAATGTCAATACCTTTTTATTGTAGCGACTTTTCGGAAATAGTTTCGTTCTGGGGATGACATGTATGAATACGTAGCAATTCCCGTCTTTTCGGGGTCATCATTCCCTAGAAACGATAAAGGGTGTTACTTTATAGGCATATAACATTGATTCCTACAGCATATAACTAGGCATTGGAGTGCTTAATTACACAATGGGTTAAGTCTAGGAATATACCTAATCATGAAAGGTTAAAGCCTATACCCATCTCAATCCTATTACCCACATACCTAATGATATCATAGACTTATGCACCCTACCCATAATACAAGATATAACCATACCCGATAAACAAACCTAAAGAAACGTGTCAAATAATTAACACCTTTAAAAACAACGACTTACATCGATGACCGTCAAGAATCTGACGCTACCGTCAAATGAATGTCGCCGCAACTCCAATGAAAACAACAACATCGTAAAATACCGTCAAGATCATGACACCGTCAAAGATCACCACTTACTCAGAATTGTACTTTTTCTACTCAATTTACACAAAACTGTGTAAGTTTTTAACAATTTGAATAAATACCTAAAACGTCAAATCATTGACGACAAAAAAGTTTGGCCTTTAAATCCAATGAGTTACACTGCTAAAATTAAATTGTCAACGGAAATGGCACGGCGGTTGCATTTGAAATCGGCAACGGTCGAATTGATCTGGGCAACCTAGGTTGACTGCCGTAACGATAACTAAGGAGTATTATACTATGACACAACATGAAAAGGATTTAGTAGCTTGGAATAAAGACAAGGTCGCTATACAGGTTAAGCATAAGGACGATGAAGATGCAAAGTTTATTGCTTTGACAGCGCATGGTAAGCTTAAGCCAAAGGAAGCACCAATAACAATCATGATATCTAAGCACTTATCCGTTAAGTTTCCAAAGGTTAAGCAAACTAAAGACTCAAAAACTCTTGCTGATAAGCTCTCTGGTGGCAATGTTAATATCTGCAACGTTGACCCCATCACGGGTAAGAACTTCCAAGCCATATATCAACCGATAACAGGCTTTGCCCATTTCTTAGACGCTATGCATAATAGCGGTATGAACGATAAGCTATATGCTGAGCTTAAACAAGCTACAATCAATCACTTGCCCTATACCAAGCATGGTAAGGGTAGCATGAAAGATACTGATGTTAAGGTGCTTGCAGACAACGCACCCTATACGATCAAGGATCTAGTGAATTGGAAATAACGCTTTAATTTTCAAAGCTTTAAGCCCTGTCGGCCGTTATGGTCGATGGGGTTTTTTGCGTTTAGGGCTATAACTACCTAGCGGATATATCAAAGAGCTTTAAACTTAGAGCCTTTTGACATGCTTGACAAGGTATCAACATCGATTTTGAAGCACCTAGCAGGCTGCTCAGCGCATTATAATTATTTATTAGTGCAATGGGCTAGGCCAACAGGGAATAATCGATTGTACGCCATTTGAGCGATCAGCCCACAGGCATTAGGTAGGGCATAAGTAAGGCAATAGGTAAGGCATAGGTAAGGCATAGGTATAGGTATAGATATATACATTGAAGCGCAGGCGCATGTACGCACACACACGTACGCATACGCATACGCACACACACATACGCATACACATAGGCGTAGGCGCAGGCACATGCGTGGGCATACGGGCGTATATAATTCCCTAGGTAGCAAAGAAATGATAGTTGTTTACCTAGGAGTAATGGAAGGACTAAGAGTAGGGTTAATTCCCATGCTTATTATTAACTAATAGGAGATTATTATGGAAGCATTAGACTTAATGGATGTTGCGGTATATGTATGGATAGCCCTAGTCATAGGCTTTGTTATAGCCTGTGGTGTGGCTATATTTGTAGATGATAACAATGATTATGATGAATACAATAAGGAGTAATACTATGTGGACTAAGAGCCAAAGAGAGTGGCTTAATTCCCTCACACGTCAGGAGAGAGCTACACTCACAGATAAGAAACGGTGGTTACACTTTCTATTGCTTAAGAAAGAACCACAGGTAATGCGTAAAGATCCAGAGACAGGCAAATGGTATAAGGCTTAATCATAAACTAACTATAAGGAGGTTAATTCCCATGACGGTAATTATATTATTACTAGGACTAGCATTTGGTATGTATGACTATGAACCTATGTGGTTTGATACACGACCCCATTATTACTCACATACCTATGACACTCAAGAGCAATGCCAAGCAGTCAAACAGGCATTAGAAAACGACCTATTATTCCCAGAAGTAAACAAGAAAGGTGCTGTATGTACCGATCATAATGAGCTATACTTAACCCACAAGGAGAGAGACAATGTGTTGTTCACGAACTACAAGCAAGAAGGAATCACTGCACAATCTTAAAAACGTAGAGAGTGCAGAAAAGGTAGACAATAATACCTATGAAGTAACGTACAAGGATGGGTGTAGAGCTATAAGATTACACCGTACAGATGTAGTTACATTCAGACCTGATGGGAAGTTTGCTATTAATTCTGGTGGATGGCAAACACGTGTTACCAAGAACAGAATCAATAAGTATTGTAGGACAATACAGGTATGGGCATTAAAGGGTAAATGGTATGTAAGCAGAGCAGGAAGAGAGGGACTTCCCTTCAGTATATATAAAGGTGGTGCATTTAATGCTGACTACCCAGTAGATTACCATGATCACATGATGTTTTATTCTGATGGTGCATTTGATACTGAATCATAACTAAGGAGAACTATGAATATTACACAGAAGTTAGATTATATAGATCATGTATTGCAGAGAGTATTAGAAGACAATGGTGACAATACAGATATTTTAGTAGAAGTTGCTAGGCATTTTGTTGCAGATATGCAGAGGGATAACAATCAATTAATGCTAACGAAGGAGTAATTACTATGTTAGATGCAGAACTAATAGAGTCATACAAGGCGCAACAGATGAAACATTTCCTTGAATACTGGATGAAGATATGCCCAGACCACACGATATCTATACGTGACGGTGCGTTCAAGGGTAGTGCATTGGTTATTAATATACCTGATTCATTTGCTAACAAGATTAGGTTTAGCGATCCTACATCAGAGATTAAAGTTAATCAGGTATATCATCAGAGATCAACGGACGATAAGGTCATTGATTACCAAGGATAAGGAGTATCAGGTGGATCTACACTCTCCTTAGAGCCAGACCCATGCTGACAGGGGCTATAAATGCCTGCTATGCGTAAGACAAGGACTTCCATCGGGGTGTAATTACCTTTCATTATATGCCTGTCTTATGTCAACCCTGCATTGTAGATCCACTCATGTGAAGGTGGATAATTGCAGACAAATAGTAGGAAGTCAGCACCTTATTAATTCCCATAGGAGGTTGTATGCAATACAGAGACTTTGAAGATGTGTTGAATGAACTATTCTTATCTTGGTGTCGTGAGGTTGATATCGATGTTACTGATAAGAGATATATATCAAGCCAAGAAGTCAGCCAATTCTTAGATGATGTAGGTACATACTCACACTACCTATTCTCTGAAGCGGAGCAAGATGCGATGGATGATGCGTATGAAGATAAGCCAATCAGAACACTAAGACTAATACAAGGAGGAAAGAAAGATGACGCAAAAGATGAGCTTATCAACTAAGACAATACAAGATTTAAACTTTAACCTACGTGCTTTTCGTGAAGAGTTTCAAACAACCAGACCTTTGCTACCAGAAGAGACACGTATGTTTACCTATGATAAATCCTACTTAAGTAAAGGAGGTAACATAAGATACGCTTCTGTCACTGAACCCGTACAGGTAAGGTTAAGGAGATTAGGATTGCCATTATATGAGCGAAGAGTTGAGTTGTTATGTGATCAGATACGAAAAACTAAGGAGGAAATCATTGCCCTTGGTGGTGTACCAGATGGGTATGAGAAGGTAACTAATTATAATCCCCATTTGGAGGAGCATAAGAAATGACTAGAGAGTTTAGCCCACATGGATTTGTCAAGATATACAGACCTAACAAACGTACTAAGAAATTAGAATACGTTAAGTCTGTTGACCCATTCAAGGAACTAACCCCTA